AGGTCAATGCTGAACGTTATCACACCAGCCATAGGCGCAGCCTGCGATAGCGATGTTATGATACCCTTACCGGTGTATTTTTTTTCTCCGGCCGTTACTGAACCCCACGTGTAGTCCACTGCTGTCATTGCCTTTGCAGCCGCATAAACGTCTGAGTATTTGGCATATGTGGTATCGTTCGGGTCAACCTGACAATCTATTTTGTAGGTTACCGAGTATAATGCCCCCTCAAACGTTTTCCCAGCTCCGGTGGTTGTTTTCGTATTGGTTTCAAAAGTGTCCACCTTCAAGTCATGAGTTCCGCTAACCTGCCCGGCTATCAGCTTGTCAGTTCCACCGATTTTCAGCTTAAGCAGGATTTTGCTTCCATTAATTTCAGCCATAATTCCTCCGTTTTTGTTTAGTTATTGATAATTTTCATTAAACCACTGTGCTATAGGTTGGTTCACCGTTTCCGACAACCGATAGCGTTATAACACTAAGCCCTCCCATAGGGTGGCTTCTCGAAATTCCGTTTATTTTTGCGTTGAATGTAAAGTAAACATCCCCCACGTTTACGCCTCCCATGTACATGCTTAAATCAGTTCCATTTTTAAAGGCATTATATAGCGTTAGCCACGTTGCATCATCGTACACTATGCTAACATTCACGTTATAGCTGATTTTTCCGGTAAGCACCTCGCTAAACCTCCCACCGCTAATTATCACGTTGACCATTTCGGCATCGAGCGACATAGTGCTATCCGTTTGCCCTGCAACCGTAGTGCCGTTAATTTTTAGCAGTACGTAACTCCCATCTAGCTTGCTTGCCATAACTACTTGACGTATAGTGTTAACCTAATGTACTTCGTAATAAATACCCCGCTATCACTGTACTCGACAACCTCATTAATTCTCGGCTCGCTAACTATGTACGCTTTCAGCCCGTCCATTTCGATTTCTTCGGCACTGTAAAGCAAAGAAAGCACGTCATTAACAACGTCGGAAAGCATAACATAGTTATCGGTTGTGGTGGTTACAGCTAACAGTGCGCTAACATCATAACCCGATGAGTTCTTGCTGCTGTTTGACGCCTGCTCCACCTGCTCAATGGTTACCCACGTTTCCAAAACCTCCTTACCTGCCATAATAGTGTATACAGGAATAGTTTCCCCGCTGTAAACCACATTACCGCTAAGTAGGCCATAAAAAGCCGCATACACGTTTTTGCCAACATCAACTACCATACGACTTTAGCTTTTCGAGCAGTTCTCCAATATGATTAAAATAGGCCGGGTAAAGGAATGGTTTTGCCTTACGCCTTAGAGCCTTACTGCCAAACTCCACAATTCCGGCATAATTTACATTAGTTCCAACTACGCCAGAAAGCGTTTTTTTGTCAACCTTTGACGTTATGCTAGCCCTAAGCCTTCCAGTTTTTACGGGGCATGACCGTTTAGCATCGGCATCGATGGCATACGTTGTTGTAACAATTTCCTCGAATACAACTTCAGTCATCTCGTCGCCTTTTTCCGTCAGTTTTTTTACAAGGCTCTCGATTTCCCTAGTGTCAACCTGCACCTCAACCATTTAGCTTAAGTGTTAACGTTAGCTCATTCCTTCCATTCCTGTTAATGGATGTTAGGGGCTGCTCGTTATCAATAGTTAGCCTATACATTTTTGCTTTGCGTTTTCCTGGTTTTGGTTACCAGCTTTTCAGCTTCGGGGTTAACCTTGCTAACCACCGGCTGCTCATCCGATGTGGTTTTGGTAGGTTTTTCAACATAGAGCTCGGCATCACCCAGTGCTACCATTTGCTTGGCAATTTCGGTGTCAATGTCGTAAATGTTTCCAGCCCTAAACCACATGGTGTCCTTAACAATCTTTATCTTCATGGCTTTGTTTTTTTAAAAGTAAGGGTGAGCAGTTTAACCCACCCTTACTAAATTACTCACTACGCATCGAATTTGCAACGTCAAACGTTATAAAGCCCCGGTTTTCAGGTAGTTTAATGCCACTTATTTCGTATGTAATGCCAGCAATTTCAAACCTATCGGCCACCTCAAGCCCTTTTAACTCGGCTTCCCAGCCAGTTATGGTGTATGAGTTTAATGCCGAATAGGTTCCGCCAAGCTCCCGAGCAGTAGAAGCGTCTTGTGTTAGACCAACATAAACCTCTTTTAAAAGCGAGTAGGTGCGAACCATTGCGCCGATGTCGTTCTTTTCGTAGCTGCACTTGTAAATTTTAGCCCTGTATTTCAGCTCTCCTATCATAAAACAGGGATTCTTGTGATTTCATTGGCAAGCGACCAATCAGGCTGCACGTCATTCCCGCTATTCCTACCGAATTTATTCGCAACAAGCTGGTAAATAAGCATGTCAACAGCAGCATTGTCAACCCTTTTAGTTGAGTAGGTAATGGTAAGCACGCTATCGTCGTCGCATTCAACAGTTAGCAGGCATCCGGTAAGCGAATAGCCACCTTCGGGGACTTCCACCCCATCAACCATAACGCTTTCGATTTCATCTACCTCACCCACCAGCTCCACCATGCTGCCGGTGGTGGTAATTTTTACAATCTTTTGCGTGATGTAGTTATTCGTGTGCGCTTCGACCTCTTTTATAGAAGCCTCAACCATCTGCCTTAACAAGCCGTCCTCAGTTGTATCCGTTAAGCGGCAAAAGGTTTTGATGTCGCTCATGGCAAAGACGTTGAGGTTTTCCGATAGCACCTTCCGCCTGTACATGTTACGCCTTTTTTGACTTGTTCTGTAGCTTAGGCTTCAACTCCTTGTTCTCATAGGTGGTTTCCACCATCTTCTTCTTCACCTTCACCGGCTCGGCGGAATTCTCTAAGACAAATAGCACGCCCACCTCCTCGGGAACGTCATAAATCTGCCCTGATTTATACACGTTACGGTTTGTAGTCATTTTAATCTTCATGTTGTCCTTGTTTTGTACTTCAACCTGCAAATTTCGAAGCCTTTCGGCTATATCACTGTTTTGTACTTCAACCTGCAAATTTCGAAGCCTTTCAGCTACTTCATTACTTACCAAATCCTCTAGTTTAAGGCTGGTGCCGTAAAAAGGGGGTTTGTTAAATTCGATGAACCCACCCCTTTTTTTTGAAAGGTGGTTAAACCCATTAGTGTTAAGCGTTAAAACGTCAGGTATATACGAATAAATCTTAGCATTCTCGGCTTCCACGTATGAAAAAAGGTAATGGTCAACACCTTTAACTATCCCGTTATCCTTTACCTTTCTTATGATGTCGGCAGTAATAGCCATGCCATCGCCCGTTTTAAAAATTTCACCTCCAGAAACATCCAGCAGTGCCAGTTTTCCCGTATCTAAATTTATAAATATGCTTTTATTTTCCTGTACCCAGCCGTAGCCATTCTCGAAGCATTGCCTTGTTATCTTCAACCTATCCTTTTGCGAATACATATCTCCCGCTTGCAGCAGCATCCCTAGCGAGTTAACGCTCATGACCTCGGCTGCCTTAATCCATTTCTGCAACAGCCTTACATGCTCGTGATACCTGACGAATTTAACCTGCCGGCAGCCTGCCACCATCAGCCTATCCTTATAGAGTTCTACCAGCTCATCGCCGCACGAGCCTTCTACTTCCTCTAAAATAATAAGCTCCCAATCGCCCGCATCTACTTGGTTAGCAAGACCTTCAAATGCAAGCCATGCTATGGGCTGCATCTGGTAAATGGGAAGAGCGACTGAGAGCTTATCGGGCACAGGACAGGAGTTTAGGTTGTTATTGTAAGAGCGGTTTTAGCAGTGGTGAAATCTCCGTAAACCACCGAACCATAGTCGTTTGCGCTAATAACAAGGGTACAGCGTTTGGTAATGTTTACGGTGATTAGCCGTTTTGTGAAGTCCCCGTCATTAGCACTGTTAGAAATGGTTATCTCGTAGGGCGTGCGAACGTGCAACTTAGCCTTGTTGCTATCAAGGACTAGGAATTTGCCGGCGGTAATCTGGTTGCTGACAATGGTGTTCAGCCCGCTGATTGTTCCGTCGAACCCCGGGTATTGCAGGATAGCATTGTCTTTACCTGCTTTGGCGATTTTTAAGTTAACCAAATCGCTAGGGTTAATCACGATGGCGTTGGGATAGCCGTTATTACTCTGGGATAGCCCTATGGCAACTTCGATAACGTCCTTTTCATTAGGCATGTAGGTTTTCTTGCCTCCAGCAGCCCAAGGCGTGGCGATGGTGGCAAGCCCATCAAATTCTTCCGGATGGGTTGATTCGTCTCCCGAAATCATTGCGGCATCCATCTTGATGGCAACCCTATTCATCAGCAGGTTTTGCAGCTGCATGATAAAGTTGTCGATGTCGTCCAGCATGTTCTTGCTAAATTTGGCGTATGCCGAAACATCCTTTACCTTGAAGTTCTTCTCCCTCCACGACCAACTCATAAGTGCGCTTGAGTGGGATTCGTCGTGAAATACAGGAGCACCCTGCTCATTGTAGAGCTCGGTAATTGATACGCTGTTGCCGGTCGTCGGGATTTCCTGAATTAATCCGGAAGCCCAAAGCCCGTTGCCAGCAGGGGCGAAAAAGTCTGGCAATTTTACTTTCCTAGGAACGTCTCCGGTTACCGATGTTCCGATGGTCATAGTTGCAGCAGCTTTCTGACGAATGTCCCCGCCTACCTCAAAGTTAACAGTCCTGCCGGCTTTCATGTCGTCAAAACTAGACATCATCTTTTCCTTTAGCTGTTCGTCAAAAGATTTCTCTTCATTGGCGATTTTTCCGGCTTTTACTTCTTTTACCTCGATTAGCAGGTTATCAACCTGCTTTTGCAGGTCAACAACGTTAACGCTTCCAACCTTTTCCGTAAGCGTTGCCATCTTTTCGGTAATCTTAGCCTCAACGTCGGCAGCTGAAGCCATGCCCTCCTTTGCACTTTTAACCATCACGTCAATTTCGCCCATCAGCGTAGTGGCGAATTTCTCGGTGGCTTCGTCGAGCTTAAGCTCTTTTATCTTGTCAATGTTCATGCTTTAAAAAGTTTTGTTAGTTCAACAAAGTTAACCCCGCTCCTCTTTTCCTCTTTTGGCGTAATGGGTGGCTCGATTGGTTTAGTGCCGGCAAATGCCGACGGCTTTAACCCCTCAAGTATCCATTTCAGCTGCTCTTTAAGAATGAGAAGCTGGTAGTTCAAATTTTCGTAGGTTTCGTCGGAGTAGCTGGTCCTGCCCGTTAAGGCCTTTAGCATTAGCCCGATTCTATCCTCTATGTCCTTCTTTATCATTTCGGCCTGCTCGATGGACTTTATAGTCCTCGCATACATGTTAGCCCCCCACTTATCCAACGACGAACCCTCCCAGAGCCGCACCTCCTTTAGAACCCTTATGTCCTTTCCATCAATCCTTTGAATTTCCACCTTGTCGGCTATTTCGTTATAGCCTACAGAGTGTTCGGTTATTATACCGTCGGCATACATGGCCAGCACGTCATTACCCAGCGTGTGCGAGCCTACCTTGCTGATAAAATGCAGGCCGTATGAATCCTCTTCGAGTAGCTGCAACACGCCGGTAGTGCTTTGGTGGTTGAAAAGGTGCTTAATTCGGTTAGTCCCATTAATCCCGTTCTCGATTATGGACTTTGTAAAAGCCCCAGGAACGACCATTTCACCGTCGGAATCCACAACGTTGAATGCGCTAAAATAGCCCTCTACTAGCCTTTTTTTAACGTCCAGCTCTTTTAAGCTTAAATTGCAGCTTTTAAACCTTACGCTTTCCATAATGACAAATTTAGCGTGTAAATACTACAAATTCAATCCCTGTTGATAACTATTCTGCTTCCTCCTGTAAACCAGCGTGCATCGGCAGTTTATGATGTTGCCCCCACTACCGTTGGTGTCGCCAGGGTGCTGCATATTTTCGTAATCGCCCGTAAATACCTCCCCGTCGAAAATCGGGACGCTGAACATGGCGTTTAAATCAACAAATACGTCGTTCATTTTTTTGTGGCTATTCCTAACATTTTCCCTTCTGGCCGTTAACCAGCCTTTTTCGAGGCTTAAACCGGTTTGCATCGCTCCGTTTAACGAGCCGGCGTTGCTGGCCCCGAGCGTTTCTGTTCTTGCGATACGGATTGAGCGGTAACCATTTTCAAAGTTGAGGCTGCTGCTGATACTAGCCGCTATCTTATCGATAGACTTACCATCCTCAAGCCCTAGCGCTACTTCCCTCCTTACTATTTCCCTAAACCTTTTATCCGTCGTTCCGGTTATCCATTTAATTTTTTTGCCGCAATTCTGCACTACATAGTCCCGCATTCGTGCCATATAAAGCTTATCCTCATCGCTTAGCGACTTTTTGCTTCCCCTTATAGCCTTTATGGTGTTGTTCATGTAGTATGAGCCTATCTTGGTGTAGGCAAGCATGATGGCATCTTCAACAGGCTTGTCGTCAAGATGAACATTAATGCTAAGCAG